CGGCGCAGGTCTCGCAGCCGACTATATGCTCGGTGACTCTACCGACAAGATAGTAAACGCCATCATCGACAAGCTGTGGCCGAGCGGTGCAGCTCCGGTTGCTAAGCCAAGTCCAGCATCTGACCAGAAGATAAAGGGGAGATCAGATAGGGATCAGACCGGCGGAAAGACGTCGGGGATTACAGACCTGCGATCTGAGTACCAACAGAGCACTAAAGAACAGTCAGCAGCTGAAAGTAATCTCAGTGCCTTTGAAGAAGAGCAGAAGAAGAGTGGGTCTAAGTTTACTGAAAAAGAAGACGAATTCTCTTATGGTAAGATCAAGACCTACAGCGATCCTGAGACTCAAAAGAAGTACAAAGAACTTCAGGACGCTGAGTACAAGGCTAGATCAAAGAAGACCGACATCTTCAACAAGGCTAGAATCAGAGTAGGTACCGGCAAAGACGAGCTAGGAAAAGACGACAACGGCTTTAAGAGAAGCGCATCTACCTTTGGTAATCAGCTAGAAGACTCAGTACAGATGGTAGAGGCCCTCATCGACGCGGGCTATACCATCGATGAACTTCAGAAGCTTGGCGGCGGGGCTAACAAAGACGCTGCGCTCAAGATCGGTGAGTATTCTTTCAATCCTGGAGCGATTCAAGCCTTATACAACAAGGTAATAGAAAAGACTCTAAACGCTCCTTCGGATATACAGGATCCAAAGAAGAAGGGTGCTAGGGAAGATCGCGATCGTCAAGGCGGGAATATATCAAAGAGTGTTGCGAGAGAAGATAGAGATCACCAAGGTGGAGCTATATCTGATACCGGCACAGCTGCTCAGGCCCCAGGTGCAGGCGTCAATAGACTAGAGAGTGCTTCTGGCGTAGCTGGAGTCAACGACAAGCTAATCAACGCAGACTCACTGACGTTCACTTCTAAAGAGATTAAGTTCTCGGCACAGAGCATCACGTTTGAGCAGACGGAGTCGTCAGAAGCTACTCCTGGAGTATCTGCCGGACCGTCTGGCGGAGGTGGCGGATCTGTACCTCCATCCGATGTAGTCCCGTACAACGCAAGGGAAGACCGCGACCGTCAAGGTGGTCCACCACCAGCTCCACCTGCATACAACGCAAAAGAAGACCGAGACCGTCAAGGCAGTCCACCACCAGCTCCACCTGCATACAACGCAAAAGAAGACCGAGACCGTCAAGGCAGTCCACCACCAGCTCCACCTGCATACAACGCAAAAGAAGACCGAGACCGTCAAGGCAGTCCACCACCAGCACCTGTTGCGGCCCCTACTAAGTCTGCGGCTGGCTCTGGATCTACTGGTGCCGGTGCTGGTCCTGCCGGCGGTCCTGCTGGAGGCAAGCCTGTAGCTAAGCCTAACCTAGTAAGGATCAAGACCAAGGGCGGTAAGTCTGCCGAGGTCGCTGGTGCATACGCAAAGAACTTCCAAGGATTCATCGATGAGCTAGAGTCCTCGGGCTACAACATCAGAAGACTCGGTGGCTATGCCGACAGGGCAAATGTCAACAATCCTAAAGTAAAGAGCTACCACGCTTCGGGCGCGGCTATCGACATCAACGACGACACCAACCCAAACAACTCAAGGAAGACTGACCTTCCGTCAAACGTCGGTGCGATAGCAGCTAGGTACGGTCTCGGCTGGGGTATGAACTTCAGCAAGACTCCAGACCCGATGCACTTCTCTATTGCGAAGGAAGAGCACGGCTCAGTCGACATTCCAAGGAATGGTCAGATCGAGGCAGGGGAGGCGGCTGGAGGGTCGATCACCGGAGGCGGTGGGGATTCTACCAAGACTGGAGACAAGCTTGGTGGCGGCGGTGGCACGACTATGGCCATGGCGACGCCTACTACCGGATCTACTCTTATGAGTAAGTCGCAAGACGCAGCTGCTCCCGACATCAAGGCACCTTCTGCGCCTAGCTCAGGTACTGCCTCACCTAATGCGCCGTCGGGCGGTGGAAGCAGCGGCAGTGCAAATCTATTGGACAACAAAGAAGTCCCAGCGGTCAGGCCGTCAGACCAAGTCATCGCTAGGATGTTCGACTCGAGAGCCTTTGCGGCATAAGAGAAAGGGGGCCGAAGCCCCCTTTTTTTATTCAGCGATTTGCGAGACTCTTGAAGAAGTCGAGTCCATCGTCCTCGTCATCGTCGGTAGCCGCCTGACGCGGTGCCGGCGTAGAGCGGGCCTTAGGTGCCTCAGCCTCTTCACTCCATGGAAGGTCGTCCTCGTCAGCTGCCTTAGCCTTGGCATTTGCACGGGCGCCAGAAGACGAACCGTCAGTGCCGAGTACCTTGGCGAGCTTCGCGGAGAGCTCCTCGTAGGTCTTGAAGTTGGAAGGTGAGAGGAACTCCTGAAGGGAGTGCTCCTTCTTCCATATGTTCTCGAGTTCCTTGTCGTCGTCCAGCAGAGGGCTAGGCTTTGCAAACTCAGACTTGTCGTAGTTGCGATAGCCTTCGACCTGACGGATCTTCAACTTGAAGTTGGCACCGGCCCAGAAGTCGAATGGGTTGATCGCCTCTTCGTCCTGGAACTGTGGGTTCATGAGCTCGTTGAGCTTGTCAAAGATCTTCTTGCCGTACTTGTAGAGGAACACCTTGCCCTCGTTCTCGGGGTTACCCGGATCGTTGACGATGTAGACGTTGCTCACGAAGTGAAGGCGACGCTTCTGCTTACGAGCGATCTCCTTGTCGGACTCAAGGCCAGAGTTCCAGAGCTTCGAGTTGTGCTCGGAGACCGGATCGTTCTTGCCGATTGTCGTGAGGGAGTTCTCGATGTACCAAGTACCAGTTGGGCCTTGGAAGCCGTGGTCCCAAACGCGGACGAACGGCATGTCCTCGCCAGCAGGCGATGGGAGGAAGCGGATGACTGCGTAGCCGTTGCCGGCCTTGTCAACCGTAGGGGACCAGAAGCGGTCGTCGGACTTACGCTCCTGTTGATTGGAGTTCATCTTGCTGAGATCTGATGCGATCTTCTCAAGAGATGATTTACCCGACTGCTTCTTGAGCTGTGAAAAGTCCATGTGTATTCTCCGTATGTTTAGTATTGCGATGTATATCGTATTGGGCTGGATGATTCGCCCATACTATATATAATAACACTTTCATTGAAACTTGTCAACTACGATGTTCTTCATCTTCTCCTCGTCATATTTCAAGAAAGCATTATACTTGACGATTAGAAGCTTGATCTCTTCCCAGACCGGATCGTCAGCCATCTTCTTGCTCCAGTGCTTTAGGCACTTAGTCAAGTTGACCAAGATGACGAGTGTCTCAAGAGATATCTCACCCTGCATGAACAGCTTGAGGGCGTAGGGATGCTCGTTGTCGAGCACCTTAAAGTTGCTGTCGAAGTCGTCCCTAAGCTTACCGACCTCGTTCTTAAAGAGGTACGTGAGGGACTGGTTCTTCTTCATCCAGTCCTCGTATACACGATGGGCTGACTCGTTGTACGCGATGTCCTTGATCCAGACCTTAGGGTTCTTGACCATGTTAGACAGTAAGAAGTTGTGTGGGTCTGGATGCTTTGAGAGCTTGGCAAAGAAGATCTTGTCTCGCCGTCCCTCAAAGCTGGAGAGCCTGGCGTTGACCTTGCCGTTGTACTTTACGTAGTCGTAGTCTGGGCGGCTGAAGTGCTGCTTTAGTGCAAGGTAGTCTTGGTAGCATTCAAAGGGTGACACGCTCTTCCTCACCATCATATCGGCAGTCTCGCACCCTTCTTCAAGACGTTGATGTTCTCGGCCTCGACCTGCACCTTGGACTTGAGCACGGGGTCCTTCTTGATCATACCTGCTGCGTACTCGACTTCCAAGTTGTTCCGCTCGCACCAGAGAACGATGGCGTCGATGTAGTCGATGTTCTTAGTGCTTACTAGCTTTTCAATCTCACTCGAGAAGGTCGAGTTTGAGTTAACGATTCCAAAAATATTCATTGGTCAGCATCATCTTCCGTCTTATCCATAAACACCAGCGAGTAGGTGTTCTTCATAACTAAGGCTCCGGCGAAGGCCATGAAAGCCAAGAATCCAAAGATGTAGTCTTTAATAAGAAAGTCGTGAGCTATTAGAACTACGACCGCAACGAGGTAGACGACCCATACGGGTACGACCTTCATATTCAATAGCCCACTCCTTGATTGGTGATCTCAGTTGGACTCTAACCAACGACCTGCCGCTTAGAAGGCGGCTGCTCTATACAGCTGAGCTATGAGACCGTTTTAATTTACTTTTTATCGATGAAGGTCTTGAGATCTTCTGCTAAGAGGATAATGTCACTCTTAGTCGGATAGCTGGGAACTGAATCGACGGGTAAGTCGAGATCTTTCTGCATGCGAATACGCTCCATCTGAGCAAAGTACTCGCCTTGAAGCTGGCCCTGGGCGAAGTTCAGAACGTCGAGACGGATCTCGTAAGGTGTCTTAGTCATTTTAGTTCTCCTGTGTGATGTGTGAAGTTGCAACCATTTCTGTTTCGAGGCTGGTTGCCCACCCAAGAGATTAAGCCGCTAGGCGCATCTCAAGAAGTGAATTATCGTTTGCAGATAACTTATTTATGCTTCTGTCTCGGTCCGCCTTTAACACACCTGTCGATCCTATTTCCGGCCCAACATAAGAACTTCAAGCTTTTTTGACATGAAAGTTAAGTCCAGGATTCTTAGACTTTCTTCCTTGTCCACGTACCCATCCTTCTGGTGGATTTTGATCTGATTTTATACAACATTTTTCAATGGGATTATTAGGATTGTGATACCAGATACTTCCTCCAGTACCAACTGGCTTCCAGTTTCCACCATTTTTAACGCGCCGATATTTCATACCTTTGCGTTTTATATTGGCAGCAGCTGCTCCTCTTTTACCAGCTTCACTTAACATTTCTTTAACTAATTCTTCTTGAGTAAGAAGACCAGCTAAACCTTGCCAAGCTAATTTATCTTCCCATCTTCCATGTTGTTCCCAAAGTATCCTGTGAGCCTCAGCATGTTCTTCAACTGTTAACTCAATCAGATTCTCCGGATCATCAGTTCCACCCAAATGTTTGGGTATTATATGATGTATATGTTTCATTTGAACCTCCATCGATCCTATTTATATTAGGATCGACTTAAGCTCAAAGTTCTTATGGTGGACCGGGCGGGTACCGCCCCCGCGTCCAGAATGTCTATTTCGCTTTCGTCATCGACATCAGCATATATTATTTATATCACGACTTGCTATTTTTGTCAACACCTTTTGTAGTGATCGTGTGGATCTCTTTAGTCAGCTTCTCGATCTTCTTGACTAGCTTGTTGTTCTCGTGAAGCATCTCAAGAAGGATGGCCGTCTGCTCGGCTGCGATCTGCTGACGCTGGGCCGCAGCCAGCGCTAGGTCTTCTCGGTGCTGGGCGTCTGCCTCGGCGTGTGCCTTGTCTCGGTCGGCCTGTCGAGTCTGTGCCAGCAAGATCAATGGTGCCGCATAGGCTGCCTGAGTAGAGAAGGCGAGGTTGAGAAGGATGAACGGGTAGACGTCGAAGTCGGTGTAGCCGAAGACGTTGAGTCCCATCCAGATAAGCACCAAGGCTGTCTGGATGATCAAGAAGATCGGGGTACCGAAGAACCGTGCGAACCTCTCAGCCAAGATAGCAAAGCCGTCGTCGCCGAACGGACTCTGAAGGTGGACGTGTGGAAAGTGGAATCTAAAGTAGTTGTCTTTCATGCTGCTTCCTGTTTGTCGACCACCGTAACAGTGGATCCCTCGATCTTAAGTTGAACTGTCTGTGGCATCTCTGGCCCGCCGAGACGGACGTAGTCGCGACCGCCGTCGATGCAGTACGCCCCATCGAACTCGACGTAGTCGTGTCTGAAGCGGCTGTAGACGATGTCGCCGTTCTTCTTGACCGCACCTACGAAGGGTGCCAGTGCCGACTCTGCGTTGCAGATAAATGGCTTCTTATCACGCATGAAGATTCCAAAGTAGTTGGAGCCTTCAGGGTGAGGCTGGGCCGTATAGAAGACTGCGACAGGGTTATCTGACCAGCCGCTCTTTGTCTTGATCTGTGAGTCACAGACGTACACTGCTTTATATATCTCCTCGAGACGCCTGATGGTATCTTCAGAGAAGAGGATAGACTCGTTCTTGATCATGGCAGCACCTTGATTAGGATCGTGTTCTCGTTGATGCGAGCGTTGAATGCGTGGGGTTTGAGTGTCTCGACTGCCTTCTTGACGCCGGCCTTGGTTGCCTTGCTGAAGCGGTCGACCACTTCTCCGGTCTTGCGTCCGGTCTTGTAGCTGAAG